AGCAGCATTGATAGTGTCGATCAAACTTTGGGTAAGGTCAGTTTCTTCCACAAGGAAAGTTGTAGCATTAACTGGCCCAACAAAAGCTGAATTGTTGTTGCTGTAATCTTGAGACCTAATCCAATAGTACCTCGTTTCAGCATTACCAAGGCCAGTTCTTACAAAAGTGTTACCAGAAGTAAAGCCGATACTAACTGACGTGCCAAAATTGCTGGAAGTACCTTCGTAAACCTCAACTCTGTTAAAGTCTGCTGCTGTAGGAAGATCAAAGTTAACTGTAATGTACTTGTAGCCAGCTTCGGCAGAAAGGTTAGTTGGAGCGTTTGGTGCAGTTGTGTCACCACTCACAGTGAAAGCGATAGAAGAGATAGCTCCACCGTTACCAAGTACCGTTATAGCACGAACCCTAAAGGTGTACCCCACAGCATCAATGATGGGTGACAACTCAATACTGTTGCCGACAGTTGTTGTGCTTGAGTAGCTTGAGTCAGCAGTAGGTTTCCATTCTACTTCATAGTGAGATACAAAGTCGTTATCCACTGCATCCCAAGATAGTATAGCTGAACTTACAAATGTACCATCGCTCTGAGTTCTACCGCCGCCACCTACAGAAAGGTTAGTTATAGCTAGGCCACCCGATTGACTAGGCAGGTTGGTATTATTGTTAATAATGCTTTGTTCTTCAGCGTCCCAATCAAATGCAGCAGAGGAGGTCTCCCGAAGACCAAGGGTAACTCTAAGATCACCTGCGTCTTGGTCAGCCTTAAAGCCCCAGTTGACGACCTCAAACTCTTTCTCATCCCACTGGTAACGATCAAGTGTTAAGCTAACTGTATCTCCAATCTGAAGATCAAAAGCACTCATGCCGAACTCAGCACTAAGGGACATTTGCTCCCTAGCACGGAATAGGGTTTGTTTAGCAATACGCTGCGCTGTAGCTGACCCTGTGGTAAGCGGAAGGTCTAGCTGTAGTGGGTTGTCGTATCCATTATCTTCCGTGACGAATGTAGGAGAGGTAATAGCGGGGTAATCAAACTCCGTCCAATCTCCGCTACTATCAGTACCATCATCAACACCACCCCAGATAAATGTACCTTGGACAGAGTTAAAGTTATCCCGGCGAGAAGTCCTTGTGTTAAGGCTGATCTCACTACGCAGGTCATCAAGGGTCAATGTCTTAACAGATGGACTGTAGACACCAGCTACTAGCTTAAACTGACCAGCACTATAATATAAGTTACCGACACAAGCACCAACCATATCTTGCAAGTTGGTTCTTATGTTAGCACCCGTAGTTATAACACCGTTAAGCTCGAATTTATTGGATTCACCTAAACCTGAGCTTGTGTCACAGTCATTAGCAGCAGTGGAAAAATAGGTGTCATCAATACTTGAGGCAAGGGTGTTTAACCCATACTCATTGACGAGGTAATCACGGATACACAGAGCAGCATTAGCTGACCAACCCGTAGTAGATGTACGAGGGTCATAGACCTTCTTACCTTTGACTACAGCGGAAAATGAGGGTATGCCACTGGCAAACACATCACGGTTGTATTCCATCCTTACATAAATACAAGAGATGCCCTGACCCTTGAAGTTGGAAGGTGTGTTAGTCTGACCCTCGTTCTCAAAGGTTGGCCCATCAGTCATGCTTTGAAGGCTGTTGTAAATATTCTGGTTACTAGCACCTGTGAACTTCTTGATGGTAATCCACTTGTCAGCACCACCTGCACCAGAAACCCAAGGTTCTGAGGTTACTTCGTCGTTACCATCAATAGTAACAACCTTATCATTGATGTAAATGTCACCGATCTCTTCAACCTCATGTCCAGCGAGGGTGATTATCATGTGGAGATACTTGTTGGTGTCGCCAGTAGATTCCATGTAGGTGATAGTACCACCCTTACGAACCTGACCATAGACTACATCCCAAGGTGCAGCAGCTTGACGGAAGTTACCCAGCAGCCCTTGTTGCATCTTAGGTGCAGAGGGCATGAGTGCTCTCATAAGAGCGCCAGCTACAAGTGTGGTAGCGACAAACCCTGTTAGCCAAATAACGGCTAGAGAGGAGGTAGACATACCTAAGCCAGCTATTATTGCATTGCCTATAGTAATAGGGTCTCTAGGGGCGTTATCCCAAGAGGTATGTTTAGCTAACACATTAAAAGGAGTTTTCATCTATTCTACCCAAGCCTCTGTTATCTCTGTCACAGGTATATAAACAACACCAGATTTACTTAAGAAAGCAGCTTTGTTACCTATGCAGATACCAAAGGCTTTACCTATAATTGTAGCTGCAATGTTCTTATCAGTAGCTACCAATGCACCTCTTGGAGGTACACCATTGACCCTAGTTAGTTTACTATCCACAGCTTCTTCTATCGTGTCAAAGCCAAACTCTTCCTTTAGCTCCTTGACCTTCATATAAAGCCCCGTAGTCTTGATGTAGCGTCTGTCCCAGTCATCAGCCCAACCATGTCCGTACATAGCTTTCCAAGCATCGTTAGTAAACATGAAGCAGTCTTTTATGTGATAGTGAAATACTGTGTTCTTCTCTTTGTCTAGGTACTTGTACAACTCTGATAAGTCGGGCATGAACTATCTTTCTTAGGTAGGTTTAACTACTTCTCTTCCCCATGCTATTTCCCTGTCTTGCAATGCAGGAACAAAAGAAAAGAAGTCGTCTGTGGGGTGACGTAGTTTTTGGCTATTGTCGGTATATCTAAAGGGTCTTACCCTCTCAAGCTCAACGAGCCTACTCTCAATAGTAAGTGATATTGTAGAGCTTTCACCACTGTCAGTTATGGTCATAACATCCATGAGGCCACCAAAGACTTCTATTGGCGTTTGCCCCTCAATACCAAAGAGTATCCTTGCATTACGACCCTGATAAGGTTCCTGTAGTGCTAGGCTAACAAGAGAGGAGCTAACGCCACTTAGGACTATATCAGCAGACTTAGCTGACATATCTGCAACCTCTTCTACGTTAGGGATACTCAGTAAGCTACCAGCGCCAACGTAAGTATCATTCCCGATAGTCTTATTGTCGTACCCTGTCCACAGACGTACAGCACCAGAATCAAAGAGTAACTCTACAGCGTAAAATGGTTGTATCTCGCTGTCGGTGATGCCAGATATAGTTTTACTGCTCATAGTGCCTCCATAGCCCCAAAGGTTATACCGTAGGAATTAACGTCATTGATAGACCAAGAGGTCTCATTACTAGATAGCCTGAAAACACCCTTAGCTTCCGTTAAGTCAGCAGAGGCTCCTGTTACAGTAGAGCGTAGGGCAGGGTATATCTCCATAGTCCCACTTGAGCTAATGTCTTGGACAACCTTGTACAAGCGAGTGCTAGTACCTGATCCAAGGCTAAACCAGTCTCCAGCCTTAAGAGTACCATTGATAGTGGCAGTAACACTACTACTACCAGACGTACCCGTAACGGACAAAGTGGTAGCTGTACCTCTAGGAGAGGTGTTCAAGGGATCATTAAGGTAAAACGTACCTGACTGACCCCTGAGAGCCAACAGGAAGCCCACCCATGCTTCAGCTAAGTCACCTTTGACTGGCGGCAGTGTAATGTCAGCTTGCCAAGCCTGACCACTGTAGACATGAGCTTGTTGCTGGAAGGTAAAGGGAGACCTAGAAATAGCAACAGCATTAACTGCTTTGAAATCAATCTGAGCGATACCTATAGTGGTCGGTAACGACAGTGGGTATGTGATAGCCATTAGAATTTGCTCCCGTAAGAACCACCGCGCCTTTTGGCATCTAGCACAGCAGCCTTAGACTGTTCGGCAATTTGTGGCATCAGTGATTTAATTTCAGTACGCACTGTCTGTTGTACCCCAGTGGAAATATTGATGTTCTGGTTTATGGTGACGCCCCCGACACCTTCTGCCTGAACTCCCAGTTTACCATTAGCTCCACGAGAAAGTGGCATGATAGCTTCAGGGCCAGCTTCACCCATAAGTCCAGTCTTACCTCCGCTCATACCAAAGTATGTTGGACTACCGACTACACCACCGTTAGCGTAGGCTTGTATCTGTGATCCACCTGAGAAAGCACCCCCATCAGCGAAAAAGCCACCCAAGAATGTCTTAGCTGAGTTAACCATCTGCTGAACGACAAGCACTCTGTAGAGTTCTCTTACAATGTCACTAGCCATCTCACGGAAGGCATCCTTAACAGACTTAGTGCCATCTACCATAGCCATGAAAGAATCTCCCATGCTATCTGCGACAAAGTCAATGAGGTCTTGACGTTGCTGTTCCTCTTGGATTAACTCTTTAGTTAACTGGATTTGTTTCTCAAGACTAGCGACAGTTTCAGGGTTCTTCTTAGAGAACTCTACACCAAGGGCTTGTATGACCCTTTGTCTGGCTTCTGTTTTACCAAGGAGTGCATCCTCTAGGTCTAGTCGCTCCCTCAAGAGTTGCAGGTCTGATTTCTGGACCTTCTGATCTGACTCTGGCTCTGGCATAAATGTTTGACTTCCGCCATACTTGAAAGAGCCGGGGCCACCAAAAGCATCAAGGCCAACCGTAGCTTCTTCTTTAGCTTGACGTATTAAGTCTAAAGCTGCCGCAAATGGGATTGCCAGCCTTTCAGCCATCTCTTGAATTTTATCGTTTAACTCGTCTAACCTTTTCTGTCTTTCAACATCAGACAGGCTTTCATAGGCATCGTTAGCACGAGACAACTCAAGTTCACGATTAGCTTGATTGTTTAGTATTGCTAGATCACCAGCGGCATCAAGTTCCTTCTGTTTCTTTACATAAGCAGCATGTGCATTAAAGAGTTCAATCTCAAGTTTAGCTGCCGCCTCAATAGCTGCTGCTCTATCTTCCTCGCTTTCAGCTTTTGCCGCTGCCCTACGTTCCGCTACCAGTTGACCCATTATGGCTCTGGTTCTATTCAGACGGTCTTGGAACTCTTTTTCTTTGGCGTCTCTCTCAGCGGCATCTTGTGCTAACAGTCTTGCGTTTTCGGCATTAGCTCTGGCTATC